CTAAAAAGAAAAAAATTAGTACAACACAAAAAAACACTTTAATTACCCCCTAGATAACCCCCAGTCTACTTACAGTACAGCATCGCAAAACATAACGATAGTCTACTAGCAGTTTCCTTATGTTTCCCCATGTATAACGATAGTCTACTAGCAGTTTCCTTATGTTTCCCCATGTATAACGATAGTGGCTGTTTGTAACCATCACATTATATAAGGAACCAACAGGGGGAATATCGGGAAATTCCACTAGCGTAACCCTCTCAGATTTTTGTAACAAAATACTGGGAGTCTACTAACAGTAAACCTACAGTAAACCCCCAGTACTCTATCAGTTTCTATCAGTCTACAATCAATAAACTATTATTTTACTTAATAAACCCTAAGTTTAACTGGCTGTTGAGGTGGCTTACCTCCCCTTTTAGGAGAAGTGCCAGTTGGAGCTTTCTTAACCTTTGGTTTAGGATTTGGATAACCTTTGCGTTTTGGCATTGTCTCTCCTAGTTACTGTGGTTACGGATTTCTCCCTTACGGCTGTCATAAGGAAAACGAGTGGAAACTGCCCGAACACCTTTGTTTTTAACAGTCAGATGTCGGGTATTCTTTGGGGATGGAGTTGGATTATGTCTCCCAAGGCTCGTATTGAACCCCGAATTTCCAACATCTCCCCTGATCTTCTTGGTCATTTAATGACTCCTTTCTTGGTGGATGAACTATATTATTTGTGCCACATTGTACTAACTTTGTTGTTTTAGTTACTGGTATTTCAATCATATCCCGAAGGAGGGTATCTTGTTTTTTTACCATTAACACTATCCTTCTTCTTGTTCTCAATTACTCTTGTATTATATCTTTTGTTTTCTCTAAATATTTTTCGTAAAACTTGATCTTCTAGCTCATATCTTTTCTTAGTGTTCGGGGGTTTCATATCTAATCCTTAATAGATAAGTTTGTAGAAACATTCCTTTTAGCACTACCTTTACCAGTTTTAGATTTAAAGTGTCTTTTAGAGCCTCGTCCAGTATTCATTTTAGCAGCCAAATCTTTTTGTTTACTTGTTTTCTTAGCTATTTCCCTAATGAGTTTCTTTCTACTCCACTTTCTTGCTACAGCTCCAATGCCTAATCTTGCTGCTTGTCCTAAAAGAACTGCTACTGGAATCGCCATATTACATTACCTTTCTACTAAAAGGAATACATCCTAAATTAAAGTTATCGGGAACTTGTACTTCTTTACTTTGTTCAATAAACTCTTTCTGTTTTTCAACACAAGACTGTTCACTTTGGAAACTACCTACAATTTCTGCATGATCAATATGTGGAGGATTAACAGATAGATTAAGGTAGAATACCATTAATAACCATATCATTTATATCTTTACCCAAACATCATCATCATCTTGCATAGCTCCTGTTTTCTCCATAAAAGACCTGATGTTTTCTTCAAGTTGATATTCCTGACGATCTACATAGGCTTTATTCTCGTCAGCTGCCATTTGTTCTACCCAATAGTTAACTCCCATAGCCAATACATCTATCCTATCGTCATATTGGAGTGACCCCTTGTCTCTTGTAAGTCGAGTCATTTGGTAAAATAACTGTCTACGAGGTTGTTCTTTATTTTCCTCATAGTCTCTTTTGGCTTCTTCTAGGTCTATTACGAGTCTATGTTGGTTCATAATAGGCTCTAGTATGTCTATAATACGAGCTTCTTTCTGCTTATTATGCTTAATTTCTTCTACATGACACTGATGATACTGGAATAATACAGGTTTAAATATCTCTGTATACATTCCATCACCAAAGTTTGCCTCTATTTCTACTACATTGACCTTATGTGCAGCTGCAATCTTAGCTAATGCGTGTAAAGTTCTCTTATCATAGCCACCTTTAAGTCCACCTACGGCTAGTACAAAGATTTTACCATTTAATTCTTTAGTAACTACATATCCAGTTTCGTCTGATCCCCTACCACTAGGATCAATGTGCATAGCAGACCCAGTATAATCGTAATAGTCATTAGATACCTCAAAAGGATGATAAAAGTAGTCACCTGTAAGTCCTACTGCCGGTAAATCCATGAGTTCACCTTTACCATACAGGATTCTTCCCGGTGCTTTCTCTGTTTCTAAGGGAATAACAAGTAGATCATGGAGTTTAAGTGGGTATCTTTGATCATCTTCTCCACTGGTGTCCAACATAAACTGTAAGGCAAACCCTGATTTACCATAGGAAGCCTCTCGTTCTGCCAAATCAAGAGAATCAAACCTAAGAGGGTCTGTGGGTTCTCCTACTGACTTACCCATATCGAGAATAAATGGGGCTAGTCTATGTCCATAAAATTCTTTTAGCTTGTTAGAAGGCATCTGAGAAGGCCATATTCTACATTCATAGCCTCTATCTTGAAGTCCTGCATATAAGCTTTCTTCTACCTGAGGTGTACCCAAGTAAACTATACGGCCTACTTTGGGCATAACTACAGCATCAAATTCCTTTACGACTTCTCCCAACTTATCCCTCATTACTTGGGTCAAAGCATTAGATAATACTTCAACGTCATCCGCAATAATGAAGTGTGCTCTTGATCCTACGATCTGACCAGTGATACCAACAGACTTAACACTAGGAGCATGGGCAGCCCTAGAAGGAGCAACATCAAAAGCCACATTAGAATTTCGTTGGTCTTCTCTCGCTTTGAGATGTTGGAGGATCGGCATTTCATTAATGATTCTTTTAGTAAACGTAGAAAAGTCATCTGCCCTCTGTTTGGATGCGGAGACCACCAAGAACTTTAACTGGGGGTCAACCAAGAGTTTCCATACTACAAATGCTGAGGTAATCCAAGACTTACCTACTCCTCTAAAAGCTTGTATGATCAGTCTCTTTGGCCCGGATTGTAGGTACTCACCTATGTCATACTGTATAGGAGTTGGATTAGGTAATGCTAAATGCTTCCATGCAAGATACAAGAAGTTCCTAAAGTCACTTTTAATTAGGTCTAATTGATTCTTCAAATGGTAGTTCCTCTACAAGTGCTTTTATATCTTCATTATTAGTGCCAAGACACTCAATATTATTATCTCTAAGAAACTGTCGCACCACATTAAGGTGTGCCGGAGTGGCTTCTCCTGACTTAATAGTTTCAGCCAATGTTCTAGCCAATAACCCATGTAACTCTCCCATATCTTTAACTGTGCCGTTACTCATTTCTTCCTCCACTCATTATGCGTTTTTTCTATTAGGATTACGAAATATAGATGTTTTTTCAGTAAGTTCTGCTAATATAGGAAACTCTTGATCTGGATGTAATCTAATAGCTCTTGCTAATAGTTCTTCTTCTGTCTCAACTATATTTTCATCTGGAATACAACAATCTACAGGACACACTTCTTGACACGCTTCTTCACCATGAAATCCTACACATTCAGTACATAGTGTGGGATCAATATAGTAATAATCTAAGTCCTCTCCTGATCCATCGTCTATTGCCTCATTAGGACATTCAGGTTCACAGACCGCACAATTGATACATTCATCAGTTATTATTGTTGCCATTCCTAATTATTTACCTCTCTATCTAATAATTCTTGTGGTAATGTTAGACATCCACATTTTCTACACATTAGAACTTCATTTGGTACATCTAATTTATACTCAACATCTATTGGAGAATCCATAAAATTGATATAATTATGAATCCCTAATTCACATCTACGTTCTTGAAATGATAAATCAAATATACTTTTACTCACCACATACTTCTTTATATATATCGTTATTCCTAGCTACCTTAGCTAAATCTGTAGTTAACTCAGGGTGTTCCTTAAGTATATCTTTGGATTCCTTACTAAATTTTACTTCTTCATACCAAGCACACTCCTTTGAGTAATATGTATCAGCATTATAAAGTCCTAACCCAAAGTTAACTACAGGTGCTATCAGTTCAGTAGCGGTGCTACAGCCCATTAAGAACGTCAGGCATAGAAGTACGCTCCCTAACTTTAGCTTTAGCTCTGTCAATTTCTTCCTCCACATCTTGTTTAGCTGCCATACCATTAGGGTGATTAATGTTATTAAACACATTACCTGCAAGCCAGTTGAAGATAGGCCATACAGTGCTTAACATAGGTACTCTTTGTACCCACCTATCAGGTAAAGCCCCAGTTATAGCTGTGAAGATAAGAACAATCTCACCTGCTATTTGAAACCATTGTTGACCCATAAACATATCAAACATTTCGTGCATTTTGTTTCCTTTAGCAATTTCTATCCATTAAATGTGCGTTAGTAATAAGAGACAATGGTATATATCCACATCCCTTGTACTTCCCTTTTTCAATCATGTCTTTATTATAACCAATAACGGCATGATCATTTGACACTCCCATGAGAAAACCACAGGATTCATATAAAGCTTTTTTAGCATCTAAAGTATCTATAGTGACTTCATCACTATCATCATAAGGATCAAACCACTCAATAATAATAAGTCTATGTAGATTTTCTTTATTAGTTAATAGTTCTGTTACTAGTTGATTACGAGTCTTTTTCATTTTGTTAGTCCTAACCAAGTCACTACAGTTCCAATAATTGATACCATTAAAAGCCAAAGTCTATTAGAAGTAACTTGGGCTGTCTTCATAGCTTTAACTTCTGATACTATCCCATTTACTTTAGATTTACCTCGTAAGATAAGTTCGTGTTCATCTACTTCTTCTTGAGTTCTGCCTAGATCACTTCTAATTAGGAGGACATCTGTGTGCATCTCATTAAGTTTATTCAGAATATCTTGCTTTTGATCAGGCACAGTGTACTCCTTAGAAAAGTTGAAATGCTTTTAATATTGTAAACATGATGATTGCTAGTATAATAAATGCTCTGATCATTGTTCCTCAGTTTCTAAACTTTTTTTAAGTTGCGTTAAAAATGATTCTCTGCCAAAGCGTAATTGTTCAAGATTAAATTCACTAGATTCCATCTTCCTATCCAAATCAACAATATGATTTAACATTCTTTTTTGCTCATCATTGAAACTTTCAATATCATACTCTTTGTCATCAATCATTATGGGTGTCTTTTTATTTTCTCCCATTGTGATTTCTCCTAAGTTAAATTGTTATGCCTCTATAGCGTCTTTAAATGGTTGTAAATCTTCTGTAGTCCAAAAATCTTTAGCAACCATAATTTCTAAATGTTCTTTGTTTCGTTGTAAAGCATCAATTGACTCACCATCGGTGTCACCAGATGCTACAATTTCATTAATCAG